TTAGCTTTATAGCGTCTATACCAATTAACCACTTCTCGTGGATAAACCGCTAAAGCTTTCTTCCGATATTCTTTATCGTGAATAGAATCAAAATACGTAACATTAAATTCAATTATATCGTTGCCTTCTTTATCCTTAAAGCGTGAACGACAATAAAAGATAGGCAAATCCAATATAGATATGTATTTATCTGCTACATCTTGAATCACCCCATAATAGCATCCATCTCTTAACACATGTACTGCTATATGAGTAAATAAATCTGGAAGCTGAGCCACATCAAGAAACTCTACTGCATTTTGATACCTTTTCTCAATATATTTTTCGGAGAGATTTTTACCAAAACTTGGATGAGGAATTAGTAAACTTACATATTTGAGTAAAGTAGCATAATGCATTAGCAATCTTTGATAAAACCCACCTTTGCTAAAGTAGTTACGAGAAAGAATAATTTGAGCTTCAAGAGAACCAGAATCAATAATTTGATTTATTTCTTCTAAAGTATAGTCTTTCGTTCTTTCATATCTGCTTCTTCCGTAACGAGTTGCCAAATTATAGGATGATTCATTCTTTGCTATCATATCGCCTATAGCTTTTGTAAAAGAGGTTAAATCTCTTTTGATTGGTTCATCCATTATCTTCCTCCTGAGAAGAATACTAATTGACGTTTACCCGCGCGCCTTCGATGACTAGTTTTATAGTAATCTTCTTCAAGTTCCTTAATACGCCATAATCCATAGGAAAAACTTGAATATTTATCCTTTGGAAAACGGGTATTAATTCGTTCAAGAACTATATCTAAACTCGCGCCGGTGCGCTTTAAACGTAAATTAGCCATTTCTTCAAATAACTTCGTTGTCATTTCGTGTGGCATTAATCGTATCACACGCTGTTCTACAGTCATTTTTTGACCTTTTTTAGTTGCAAGCAACGCACTTTTTGCTTGTTGCTCGGTTATTAGAAAACGTACAAGACCACCAGTGAGTCTTGAATAACAGTTGCCGTGTATTTTAGAATTTAAAGGACCGTTTGCTTTAATTCCATAGAGAATTTTAGGAGCATCCTTTGGTTGGATTTGTTTATATACATCATCATTGATAAATCCATAAGCTGGTAAGATGTTACCCATCTCATCATACTGCGGCTTTATCATTTCATCGGCGAGACCAACACCAAGACCATTGGTATCGATGACGACTTCGCGCGGATTATATAAGGCGATGAGTTTTTTCAAATCAACCGCTTGTACGGTAAAAGGTTTTGTTTGTGGGGTGCGCCCTAGTACAATTAGATTGACTAACGTACTATAAAATTTTCCTTTTACTATATTAACTCTAAAAACGCAGACTGCTGTTTGGTCGGAAATTCGACCTACGTCCACTGATATTAAGTAGAATTGTTCAGAATCGGGTCTATTAATTGCGTGCGTTTCTGGATTCTTTATTTTACGATAGCGTGATAATTTCTCATAGGAGAACCATGCATCTTCACTAGACCCTTGCCACAACGATAAATATTCTGTGGCAAATGATTCTGCATTATAAGATGGACTCATTTTAAGTTTATTGATATACTGCTTATCAATAAGTCCATGCATTGCCGGCAAGCGCCAATCGCATCCGAACATAAAAGCATGTTCGGGGTCAATAATTGCATTTTCGAAAGTATCAATTAAACGGTCATAAGCAAATGAAGTTTTCGCGCCGGCTGATGTTGTTGCAATTATCTGTTGGTTTGGTTCTTTTTCATTAACTGTATTGTTTGGTAAACGACGAGATACGTTTACAAGCGGAATTACTACTGAGTTAATCATTTCTTCATCGCCATCACGTATCTCATCAATCATACCGCCTTGCCGACGGCCGCCACGTGCGGCATCGCCAGCGAGTACTACGTCGAAAACCGAACCGTTTCTAAATTTAAGAGTCACGTAGTCTTTACCGAAATTGCCAGGATAATCGCTAAGTTCCCAACCGATAATTTCTTTTTTAAGTAAAGGCCAGTGGTCATATATCTCATAGATTTTCTCTTTTGTAATTTGTGCAGCCTGTTGTTTGGTATTAGCTGTCATGAATACTTTGCGCCCAGGAATGAATACACATTGTAAGAAAAGCGCAAGTATTGTAATGAATGATTTTGAAAACGCACGGGGCGCCGTGATGAAGACATCTTTGAAACGCATGAGCGCGCGCAGTGTAAATCGTTGATAAAAGAAAAGACTAAATTCGGAATCTGCGGGTTTTATTATATCAAGATAATAGTCTGGATAAGCAGTAAATAAATTAACCCACTTACATAACTCGTCATAGTGTCTTTCCAAATATTCATTAGTAATAACTGCGCCTTTCTCAAGTTCTATGCCCTCGCGCTCTGCTCGTTCAACAAATTCGTTTGGAGTGAGTTCTTGCCGAGCAGAGAGAATAATTTTTCTTCGCTTCTCTTGCATTACTCACCTCCACTGAGGTCAGCCTCGAATTCATCATCAGAGAACAACTTTTCAAATCCTTCATTTTCATAGTTGTCATAGTCTGTTTCACTGTCGTTAAGGTCATAGTATGATTCAAGTTCAGCCGCAGTTTTTAAAGCTTGGATACGTTGAGTAATCTCGTCGCCAATACCAGATTCATTAGTGTATAAGCGTTGATTCCAGCTTTGAATATTTTTAATCGTCTCATCAACAACATCGCGCGTTTCTCCGTCATAGAATGGATTTTTGAAACCTCGTTTTTCAAGCCAGCGGCATAACTCACCCATTGATTCAAAATCACTTGCGTTCTTTACGTTTTTCGGAGTAAACTCACCAGTCTTAACTAACTTATCATAAGAAGCTAACAGCTTGTCAAAATCTTCTCCCGCACGAATACGATTATCAATTTCATAAGAAATCTTACATATCTTCAATGCTTGGTCGCCTTGAAGCGCACCGTTAATGTTTTGAGTAAGCAACAACCCATCATAAAGATTCTCCAAATAAGTTAAAGCTTCCTCTTCATAATTATAACCCCATTTTTCTTGAAGTTTTCTACGCTTTTCGTCGGAGAGCCCCGGTATGACTTCATCGAGGGCGCCGGCGGCATCCAACTCACGGTAAGCTTCTTGATAAGAACTCCAATCAATATCATCATATTCCTCAGTAAACCATATCAGATTATATGATTTTAACAGCTCGGGCGCAGAGTGCGTAGGACGTAGCTCTTCAAACTTATCCACCTTAAAAGGAATATCAAGATACTGACAAATCTTATCCATTACATTCCAATCATAATCAGACCTTTCTAATCTATTGCCCAAACAATCTACACATACATCCACATATCCACTCGGATACATAAACGACTTAGTTCTCAAATAAGAAAAAGAATCTTTCATCTGGCCGCAGCATACACATTTCTTAGAAGTAAAATCTATGTCAAAATGTGGATTTAAAGCCATATCTATTTCTCCTTTTCTTTCTTTGTCGCAGCGTAAACTAATTTACCCAGATTACGCCTTCTAACTCTATTCATCTTTTCCAACTCATCGCATAAGTCTTCCCAGATGTCATTAAAATCACGGGGTTCTACTTCAACTTTCATACGCGCGACCGCTTGGCCGCCCTCTTCGTCAGCCTCTGCGACATCTTCTACGGTAGGCTCTCCTTGTTTCATTATATCAACCCCAACTATCTTACAAATTCCAAGAAACTCAATTGGATTTAACTTTATAATCTCCAAAAGTAAGTTCTCTGGACTATTCTTTTTTAAAGCCAACTAACTACCCTCCTTCTTTTTCTTTCGTAAGTCTCTTTCACATCTCTTACATCTATTTTGAAAGCCGTCCTTACTTCTAGTTTTCTTAACCCAGTTTCTTCCATCAAGCAACAAAATTCTTCCGCAACAAGCGCATTGTTTAAAATTCTCTGGGAAGAAACAATTTTCTATTGTATCTTGATGGAGTTGCGCGGCTTCGTTAATCTTAGTTATAATTTTCTGCTTAAATATAGTACTTATATAATTCGCAGTATAGCTCTTTTCATATTTCCTATTGATATACCCCGCTATATCTGCGTTCTTTTGTCTTTTTTCTTTTAGTCTTAAAATCTCGCGCTGTACTTCCGTTAAGTCGGCAATTTCCTCATAGAATCTAAGGGTTTCAAGCAGGTTTTTCAAATTATTTTCAACAATGTGGTCAATTTCGACTTGTTCGAGTCGCTCGTCGAACTCTTCTTTAAAAAGATAAAGTTGATAAACTGCTTCCAAACTTCTGAAATCGAAAATTTCTTTATCTGACCTCTGACAGTTGTGTTTTTTCCACACCAACCGACTAATCCAACTTAGTTGTTCTTCGTTGAGTGCGCGCGGGTCAAAATTTTTATCAAAAATCAGTTCTCCAACCGCTCCTTCTTTTACGCCTAATGGCAAAACTTCCACATCGCAGTCAAACACAAAACTCTTATGCTTCGGCGCATAGATGGATTGGGTTATGTTAAAGGTTGAGCGATAGGAATCTCTAATTGTAAATTGCTCTGTACGCAATTCACGTATTCTATGTCTCAACTTCAAATACCCATATTGATTAAGTTTACGGCTTCGCGCGCGTATACATTCAACTTCTTCATCAGTAAACCTATTTACTAGTTCTTCCCTTGGCGGTTTCTCTCTTCGTCCAATCCTCTCTTCATAAAAGTTAATCTCCAGTTCAATTTCGTCAATCGTCTTCCACAATTCCTCAAAGGTCGGCCGCAGAAATTCTGGTGCTTCTCTACGGGCTTCCTCTCTATTAAAAACGTCTCTGTTCTTTTTTAAAACAACCGCATCATTCAACGTATACAATTGCGCATTACTCATGGCAGGATTTTCCAAAACCGCATCAAGCGATTCTGCTTCGTTGGTCTTCGTCCATTTTGTCTCTAACCCCGTATCCTTAC